TAAATTTGATTTGCGTGGCAGAGGAAGACAAGCTAATGTGCGTATAGAATCAGATGCAGTAGGGGATAACTGGCGATATGGTACATTACGATTGGACGTTCAACCAGATGGAGGTAGATAATGGCTAGTGGCACAGCATATCCACAAAATAGCAATCCTTTAGGACTAGGAGGAATAGGTGGACTAATACCTAATCTTTTTCAATCAGCCAATTATCGTCCAGATACCGCAACAAAATACGGATTAACAATGCCCGGTCTGGATCGATTAGAAGATGGAAACCCTATTAGATCCATAATGCCGTATCTACCTGTCGAAGGTCCTGAGGGCAGGCCGTATCGACCCGGCCCCATGCCCATTCAAGAAGGTCCTGATTATCAAACTCAATTTAATAGTTTTTCTGATACACTTGGTGGATTTGGAAAACAAATGGGAGGTTTCGGTGAACAAATGGGAGGATTTGATAAACAGTTTGGTGGAATCATGGATAGGCTATCTAAGATAGAAGAAGGTATTGCAGGACTCATGCCCCAAGCTGCAGGAGGAGGAGTAGGGGCTACCGTGCCTTACGGAAATAATACTAGTTCAGGAGGGATAGCTGATGTATATACTGGAACTAATTCAAGAGGATATTAAATGGCTAAAATAACAACAACAAGATTTCCTCAAGCAACACCAGAATACCAGCCAAGAGTACTGGATATTTTAACTCGTTTGTTAGAGCAAATTGTACAACAATTAAACTTTGGTTTTCAACAAGATTTAAAAGACGAATCTACAGCAAGGACGTGGTTCCTTGGCTGATTCATTTTTAAGTTTTTCAGGTACAGGTGGCGGAGCTGCTGGCACTGTGTATACAGTTCCTACGGCTAGTCTTGTTACAGATCCTCCTATTCCTCCTACAACAACGCTAGTTAAAAGTATTCGTTTATCTAATTCTACAGGTGGAGCGGTTGCTACAATAGTAAGTGTCACTGATTATAGTGCATCTACTGATATTAATTTAATTAATAATAGTGTAGCAGACAGTGAAGAAATAGAGTTACTTACTCAACCGATTGTTTTAGAACAACAAGATACTATTAAAATAACAGGAGTTGGTGTAAAGATACTAATTAGTTTAATGGAGATATCATGATGAAAAAAGTACAAGAAGGAAAAGTTATAGGATACCAAAAAGTTCATGGACAAGATATTCCTATCTATCAACCAGAAGTACATACCGAAGTAAAACACAAAGTCACAGGAAAAGAATATGCTTCAAAAGAAGAAGCTCAACTAGATGTGGCTGATCCTAATACCGATACGAAAGATGAGCACATCGAAGAAAATGTGATGATTAAAGTTATAGAACTACCTGAAATGGGTGGCGACGTTAATAGTTAAGAATTAACAGCTACTTCACCTCTAAGATGAGCTTTCATATTTTTTTCTACAAACGCTCTTTCTTCATTATCTAAAGGTCTTCCACCTGTAGCATATTTTGGAGCAGGATCAATTGTGAGAGTGTCATATACATCTCCTTTAGGATAATCTTTACCACTAGCAACTTCTTTTTGACAAGTACAACCTTGTACATGTCTCGTATGATCTCTTTCAACGGCTAATAGTCTTTCGTGGTAGCGGCTCACCTTATCTGCGAGGACAGCTATAGCTTTCAATACTTCTTGATTATCCATAATTTCTCCTAATTTACAATTTTTGGGTGAGAACCAATTTAAACATGTGCACCTATATATCAAGTAATCTTTTTAAAATTGTTTTCTTGACATTTAAAACTTTAGCTTCGTTCTCCATAATCAACCTTTAAATATTCTATTTTAAATACCCAACCTTTGGGTATTGCAATGGCTCCACCACCATGATTGTCGTCTTTGTCCATGCACCAAGAACGCATAATGACTACTTTATCATCATTATTAACTACCAACCAACCGACTTCTTGACACCTTGCTAAAGGAGCATCAACAATTTCTTTGGCAGATAACCAACCAGTTTCCGTGTCACGTGCATCGAGCCACGTTACACGTACCATAGGAACTTTCTTAATATCTATATCCATCTCTAATTTCTCATTGCACATTACAATAAAAACACTTATAAATATAGAATTAAATAGGCGCATTTCTTCAAGCTTCGCCCTCTTGCTTTTCAACGAAAAACTAGTTGCTATGAAGGATTATGCATGATTGAATTTGACGAACAGTTTATTGAGGATATACCTCAGTTTGGGATTGGAGGCTTTTTAAATAAAGCTTTTAAATCTGTAAAAAAAGCCATTAAAAAAGTAGCCCCTGTTGTAGGTGGTGGTATTGGATTTATGCTTGGAGGCTCTGCAGGAGCTGCCATAGGATCTGGTATTGGTGGTTTAATTGCAGGACAAAAACCTGAACAAGCTCTTCAAACAGCAATGCTTGGATATGGAATAGGATCTTTAGCAGGAGCTGGGTTTAGTCCATTAAAGAAATTTGCAGGTGAAGGTATTGGTGGCAACTTTGGTTTTTTAAAAGGTAAAGAAGATCCATTTAACCTTTTAGCAAAAGTTGGAGGACCAAAGCTACCTGATACAGGAGGGGCAGATCTTACTAATACTGAATGGCTAAAAAGCAAAAAAATAAATACAGATATTTTAACAAGTGGAAGTCCTGAGACAAATAAGATAATGAATGAATTAGTTACAAAACAAAAATTTACAGATGCAACTAAATTAGCATCAACAGCGAAAAAATCTTCTTTACTTGGTAATGCTTTAACAGCAGGTTCTATTGCTTCACCTTTTTTAACTTACTATGCAGCGAAAAAAGCGGAAGAAGATTATGTTCCAACAGATCCAATGGGTCTTAATCCATTATATTATCAAGATCCTCAACAATTTCAAGTTGCAGGTCTAGGAACAAAACCTTATTATTTAAAAGACACACAAGATTATTATGGTTTACCAGTAGAAGAGTTACCAACTGACTTTATTCGTCAGTCTGCGGAAGGTGGTATTATTCAATTAGCTAATGGATCAAAAAAATATTTTCCTCGTAAGACTGGCCCTATTGATGGACCGGGAACAGGGACAAGTGATGATATTCCTGCTATGTTAAGTGATGGTGAGTTTGTCTTTACTGCTAAAGCTGTTCGTAATGCTGGTGGTGGTAATAGACGTAAAGGAGCAAAAAAAATGTATTCAATGATGAAAAATTTAGAAAAAAATGTTAAAGAAGGTAGGAGAGGTAGAGCTTAATGGTTGAAGAGTATATTAATAGAGAAGCCCCAGATATAGAAGCTAGGAAACTAGGTCTTATAGATTCGGCTAAAGCTTTAACAGAACAAGGATATGTTCTTCCTGATTATGTTTTAGCAGGGCTTACACCAGAACAACAACAAGCTTTTAAACTAGCTCAGTCAGGTATTGGTGCTTATCAACCTTATTTAAAAGCGGCAGGAGATGCCACAACACAAGGTCAAAATCTTTTACAAGGAACAATGGGAGCTCCAACACAAGCTCAATTAGATTCCTACATGAATCCTTTTCAACAACAAGTTATTGATGCAACCATGTCAGAGCTTGATAAACGAGGACAAATGCAAGCTAATCAATTAGCTGGTGATGCTGTGAGAGGCGGTGTGTTTGGTGGCTCGCGTTACGGGGTTCAACAAGCAGAACTATCAGGACAACAACAAGATGCAAGAGCTGCAGCTTTAGCAGGGTTAAATTCTCAAAACTTTGGACAAGCACAAGCAGGAGTAGCTAATCAAATGGAAAGACAACGATTAGGTGGTCTAGGGATTGCAGGTTTAGGACAACAACAATCACAATTAGGGGGACAAGCGCAAGCCTTAATGGGTCAAGATATTAATTCTCTTTTAGGTATTGGTGGAATGCAACAACAATATGCTCAACAACAAGAAGATATTAGAAGACAGAATTTAATGCAACCAATGTTGCAACCATATCAACAGTTAGGTTTTTATGGTGATATATTACAAGGAGCTCCAACATCATCGCAAATGATTAATACATCTCAATCAATGGGACCAAGTCCAATGCAACAAGCTATTGGAACTGGTATTGGTGCAATGACAGGTATTGCAGGCCTTAAAAAATTAGGAGTAGTATAATGAGTGCTTTAAATAGATCAATGTTTAAAAAACAAATTGTTAATCGTGAAGAAGGCTCGCCTCTAGAAGGAGAAGATTCATCAGGGGGTATTGGGCAAGCTCTTTTACAATCTATTAAAAATTTTGCTACTAATGGTTTTACTATGAATGATACGGAGATGTTAGATGAAAGCAAACAATTAATTGATCAAGGAAGGGATCATGTTCTTAATGAGTTTGAATTTAGTCTTTTATATCCTGGTGTAAGTTTTGATTCTGTTACAATAGAAGAACGAACTATTGGAGCCAATAGTAAGGATATGAATACATTAATAGAAAAAGAAGCACAATTACGAGAACAAGAACCAGATATTAGTGAGGGAGAAGAAGGTTATCAATATGATTTTGATATAGATGGTGAAAATAAAAGTTTTGGTTTTGATGAAAAATTAGCTCCTTCAGGTGTAGAATCTTTTAGAGAAAAATTAGGTATTACTGCTGATCCTAACTCCGTTGTTCGTGAAGGAGAGTTAATGAACATGATGGATCCAAACTCCGTTGTTCGTGAAGGAGAGTTAATGAACATGATGGATCCAAACTCCGTTGTTCGTGAAAGCGAAACACGATTTAGACAAATGGGATCTCCTCCTCAAGGGGAAATGATAGAAGAACAAGTTGATGTAGAAAATGTTGGTATTATGGATGGCTTTAGTGGTGGGGAAGAAGAAACTGCTGCAGCTGTATTAGAAGAAGGGGAAAGATCTAAAAAAGAAATTGATGATGCAAGTACTTATGACGAATTGATGAAATCGGTTCGAGGTGATGATTTAAGTGAAGAGGAACGCCGTCAAGAATTAGCTTCTGTTGTAGGAGAAAAAGATGCAGAAGAAACACCTGATAGTGTATTAGCTCTTGTTCAACCTGTTTTACAAATGTTAAATGAAGACACGGCTAATACCGGTATTGGCCAAATAGAAGAAGGTCAAGAAATGGCTAATGTTATGCCTACGCAAGCAGGAGCAACAGATGCAATGGCTATGATGATGCCTGAACAACCTGTTGGTGTAGCTGATGGTGGTTATATGAGTTCTTTTCCCAATCAAAATATGGGAACACAATCATTAACAGCAAGTGATAACATAGATGACCGCATTATGCAGAATCTACAATTTGAAAGAATGGCTCCAGGAATGATGGGCTATGCTGAAGGAGGCTTAGTTCAACCGTACGCCTTAGGAGGGGACGTACGCCCCATCCCAAAGTACTCTAATGGTACTAGTTCTTTAGGAGCAACTATTAATGATACCACAACTAGTAACAGTCTTTTAGATAATACTCTTTTAGATGATGAAGTAGTGGAGGAAGCTGAACCATATGATCCAACTACTACAGATTTTTTAACACAAATATTTTCTCCAGAAGCAGGACAAAGTGCCTTAAAAACAAAATATGATACTAATTATAAATTATTTTCTGAAATTTTAGGTGGTCAAGGACCAAGTAAAGATGAAATGATTGGAGAAATATTAACAAGTGTTGTAAGTCCTTTAGCTTTTAAATATGCTCAAGGTGAGGACATTCAAGAAGTATTAGCTGCGGGAACACAAGCAATTGGAAAAATATCACAGAAATATTCTGCTGGGAAAAGAAAATCTGAAAGTGAAATTAAATCAGCAGCATTAGCTCAAGCTTTAAAACCTGCTCCAGATGATCCTTTGGTAGCAGTATATTTAAAAGATGATCCATCAACTCTTGATGTAGACGAAAGTATATCACAAATACAAATTACTACATCACAGTTAAAAGCAGATGCACTAAGACCTATAGGAGAAAAGTTATATACAAATAATTCTACAGCTATGGCTCTTGCAGAGTTAGCAAAAACACAAGGTGAAACTGATAAAACAACTACAGAAAATGCTATACTAGATGTTGAATTATATTATGCAGATGAATATGCAAGTTTAGGAATAAAAGAACAAAAACAATTAGTTAAAAGCATAGAGATTAAAAATAAAATTGATAATGCTATTGCTAGTAATAAACCAGGAGAGCTAGAAGCAGCTCTTAAATCTGTTAATCTTGATAACATTGCTAAGTCAATAACGAATGAAACTTTACGTCCTAAACTAGAAATAGAATTAGAAACTTTATCTGTTAATCTTGATCAAGAAATTCAAAATTTAAAAATTAAAGAAATTGAAGCTAACTTTACACAAGAAGAAAAAGAATTAGGTGTAGAAGAAAGACAAGGAATTATTGACGAAAGGCTTCAGACTATTGACTTTAATAAAAACAATAACATTCTTTTACTAGAGCAAAAAAATGCTGAGATAGATAATATTATTCTTACAGGTAAAAATATAGATCTTGAAAATGAATATAAAGTTCTTCAAAATCAATTTGCTGAAGAGGAATTTAGTTTAGAAAATGAAGCTCTTCTTCTTGAGAATATTAATAAACGATTGAATAATACTAAGCTTTCTATAGGAAATGCATACTTATCAACAGAAAAGAAACTAGGTATTGATAAATTAAAATTAGATATGGAAATGATAAATGAAAATATTTCAGGGCAAATGTTGCAGAATGAAAAAATTCTTTTAGATTTAAATAACTATGATGAAAAAACTTTCTTAGAATTTCAAAAGCAAAGAAGAGAAATTGAAAAACTTGAATATGATTTGGCTAATCCTCCAAAAGATTGGTCACAAATAAAAGTCCAAGCAGAGATGCGTAATAAATGGAACTTGTCTCCTATGACTGTAAACATGAGAGATAAACAAGGATTTATGGAAAATCTTGTTAGTAATGCAGGTGAAAATACAGGTGCAGGTGATTTAAGCTTTATTTTCCAATACATGAAAATGCTTGATCCTCGTTCCGTTGTTCGTGAAGGAGAATTTGAAACAGCTAAAAAAACTGGAGGCCTCCCCGCTAGTGTTTGGGCAGCATATGAAGGAATTAAAAATGGTAGACTTTTATCTGCTCAAGTAAAAGCTGATTTCCTTAGTGCAGCATCAAAAATGTATATGCAAGAAGTAGGTAATTATAATACTGAGTTAGGAACGTATAGAGACATTGCTACTTCTAATGGATTAAATTCAGAATTAGCAATTCCTTCAATGAATTTAAATCAAGAACTCATTCAGCAATTAAGTAATGTAAATAAAATAAATGATTCAATAGATATTATTGAAAACTTTAATTTAGAAGATAGTGTTCTTCCTAATGTAAGTGACGGAAGATTAAAAATAAAAATTCCAAGTTTATAAAATATGAATGAGATAAAATATACTACGGTTAAAGACATTCAACAAGAGGGAAGTGTTTCAAAAAAACATTTACAAGTTTTAAATTATGAACGTTTAGGTCTTTTACCTAATGATGTTTTAGAAGCTATTGCCGAAGAAAGAGATGCTGGTCGTTTTCCTCTTGCTTTAGAACCTGTGCCTCCTGAAGAATTTAAAGCATTTATAGATGCTATGAGTACTTTACCAGTAGGAGGTGGACCTATTGAGGGGTTAATTGACAATAAAACAGGAGCTAAACTGTTTTTAACTCAAGAAATTGCTTCTAATTTTATTAAAGATAAAGATGTTCAACAAGAAGCCGCAGCAATTATAGGTGGAATTGCTATTCCTACAATTTTTGGTGGTGGTGCAGGCTTACCTATATCTGTAGCTAATTTTGTTGCAAGATTTCCTCGTAGAGCAAAAATGGTTATGGCTTTTATTGGAGGCTTTACTGGTGGTGGAGCAACTTCACAAAAAGGTTTTGATGATGGAGGTTTATATCTTGAAGCATTGGGTTATGGAGTACGAGAAGGAGCTGGAGAAGGTTTTTTTCAAGTACTGCATAAATTATTCCCAGGTATGAAACAGTTTCTTGGAAAAATTATGCAGGGAAAAAATAAAAATCTTCTTGAAGAAGGGGCAGAAACTGCACAAAAAATTATTAGTGAAGGAGGGGCAACTATTACTCCTGGTCGTTTAAGTAAATCTGGTTTTATTGATTTAATGGAACAAGCAGCAGAAGTATCTTATGCAGGAGGAACTAAAATGAGAGTAGCGGGAGAAGAAGCAGCAGAAGTTGCTCAATCTCAATTAGTAAAATTTGTTACTAAAGAATTTATGGAAAAAACAGGTAAAGAAAGTATAGAAGCTCAATCTAATATGATTACTCATTTTTTAAAAAACGCTTCTGAATCTGAAATTAATTTAGTTTTAAAAGAATTTTTAGAAAATGGTGGTGCAATGTACAATGCTGCTATTGATACAGCTTATAAGGGAGTAAACAAATCTGTTCAAAAAGCTGTTGGAAATGCCCAAATTGTAAGCATTAAAAACTTAGAAAATATTTTTAATAGACAAATGAAAATTTTTGGAGGAGAAGCAGGAGATGCTACTGTAAAATCTATAAGAAGATATATAAAACAATTTAGATCAAAGTATGGAGATTTTGTTGATTTTAATACAGCTAAAGCAATGCGTTCTCAATTACTTGCTAAAACAGGTGCCTTTGCTACATCAGGAACAACAACACCAAAATATGTAAATAAGATAGCAGGTATTCTTCAAAATGCCATTACTAAAAATATGAACAAAAGTCTTAAAGCTTTAGAAGAAAGTGCAACTATAAATAAAGACCTTTTGTCCGATATAATGAAACAATATAAAGCTGCAAACAGTTTATTTAAAGATGGTAAACGAACTTTTAATAATAGTTTTATTGTGGGATTATTAGGAGGAACTGGAGAAAATGTTACAAAAAAAGGATTAACGGCATCAAGCAAAATTTTTAGTCAATTATTTAAATCAGGGGATAAAGGAACAGCCGAGTTTTTCTTTAAACTTTTAGATGATTCAGTAGCTAAAAAACATATTACGAAAGAAGTAGCAAATCAAATACGAACAAAAGTTCAAGGATCTTTTTTTGCAAAAATAATGAATGATGCAAGGGATCCTACTACTAATGCTCTTAAAGCTGACAAATTAATTGAAGGTATTGATGTTTTAAAGGGTTCAGGAAAAGACATCATAGATGTTATTTTTAAAGGTAATATGCAATCTGTTAAAGGTTTTGAAAGATATGCAAGAGCTATAAAAGTAGCTACAGATAGAGGCATTGCTTCTAGTAAAGGATCTTTAGTTTTATTTGGTCTTCAAGCAGGAGCTTTAATTGGAGGGGTAACAAGCCTTAATTTATTGTCATCGGATTGGAGTGCTGGGGAAACTGCTAGTGCTGGGGCTCTTTCTTTGGCTGTTTTAGGAGGCCCATATGCTATAGCTAAAGCCTTTACTAATCCTAAATTTGTTAATAATTTAATTAATCTTCAACTTTCAAAATCAGGAACTAATCAATATGCAAGATATGCAACTCAAGTTGTAAATTCTTTGGTACAAAATGGATTGGTTGATCCTGTAGTAGCAAACAGATTTGTTGATAAAGCACAAGCGGCAGGTATTTTTAAAGAAGTAGATGTTAATAAAATGGATTGGTATAATTCTAATGACGATCCACAAGCCACAGAAACAGTAGAAGAATCCGAAGTTACAGAAGCAGATAAAAAATTAGATTTATTTACTGAAAATGCAGGAGACGATATAGATACTGACCAAGGATTTTTAGATGAAATTAATGGAGAAGCAATAGTAGAAGAAACTGTTAGTGATAGACAGCCGGGTTTAGAAGAAGCTGTTACAACAGAAGAAGTTATTGATATCCCTGAACCAAATACAGAAATGATGTCAACAGAAGTAATTCAACCTCTTAGTAGTCCTGCTGGAATGCCTTTTGATCCAGAAATGTCTACAACAGATAAACTAGAAGAAGTAGGTTTACCTGTGTTTGCTAATAAAGGTGGAATTATGTCTTTAATGGGGCCAAGAAAACCAAAACAAATGGTGGCATAAATGGGTTGGTTTGGATTTGGAAAAAGTAAAAAGAAAAGCAAAGATGCTAATACTAATTCATCAAGTTCAAATTACAGTTCTGATAATTATTTACAAGCATCTGGAATAGGTAGTCAAATTGCTAATGATCAAATTGATACTTTAATTGCTAATAAAGATAACTTACAAAATCAAGCAGGCACAGTTAATGTAAACCCAAAGTTTAACGATTTTTTAGAAAGAAATAAAAGAGATGATGGCTCTTATAATTCTGCAGCTCAAGCTATTATAAATCAATATGATACTGGAACAAATGCTTACCAACAAGAGATGCAGAAGATTATTAATAGTAGTCCTTCCGCAGCTCAAGCTTACAAAAAAAGATTTCCTATATCTTCTGGAATTGCAAAATTAGCGGGGGCAGCTACTAATCTTATTCCTGGTGTAGGAATGGCAAAAGGAATTTTAAAAGTTTTAGGTAATTTTGGCAAAGGAACAAAAAATATTTTTAATCAAGCAAAAACAGGTATTACAAGTTCTGGTGCTTATAATGATTTTAAAGACTTAATTACTAAAGACGAAAAGCCTCCAACAGATATGGGTACCCGAAAAAGCAATATAGATTATGATGATGCAAGTAATCCAAGAGGAATAAACATGGCTGATATTTCTGGTCCTTCTACATCAACAGATATTATAGAAATAAAAGACAACAAAGTTAAGACAAAAGATAATATTGACAAAGTAAATAATGCTCAAAAAACTTTAACAGAAGCTTTAGATGTACAGAACTTTAAAAGAACATTAGATAATCCTTCTGCTATTGAAACTTTACCTGTTAATTTTAAATCAACATTAGATAAACTCTTACAAAATAATCAATTAAATTCAAGCGAGATCCTTAGATCCCAACAATTACTAAGAGATTTTTCTACTCCTAGCACTGTAGGACCTGTTACTAATGGATATAATAATTCAGGGATTACTAATACCCTACCTACTAATCAAATAGCAGGGGGATTTGGCACAGGATTAGAATATCTTTTAAATAATGAAGCAATAGAAAAAAGAAGTGGCTCAAAGGGAGTAAATTTAAATACATTGGGTAAAATTCAAGAGGGTATAGGAACAATAGATAATAATTTAAATAAATTTAATATTGATTTAAATAATATAGGGCTTAATAATAATTTTGGTCAAGGCTTAACTAGTGGGTATAATGCTATTAAATCTACTCAAGATGGAAAAGGTTTTGATGTAGATATTAATAATAGAAGATTAGAGTACAATAAAGATTTTTTAAATGGTAAGATTAATACTTATATTGATCCAGAAAATGTCGGAATTGGTTGGAGTACATCAATTGGATAAGGATTTTAATTTAAGAAATGTGGTATGGTTCTCCATGATCCTTGTGAGTGCCGGGATTGTTTATGGTATGTTGTCTCAAAAAGTAATAGCTTTAGAAACAAAACAATCTCAATTAGAAATGATAATACTCCAAGACATACCAGAAATAAAAGAACGCGTGATACGACTTGAAGTATTATTAGAACAAATTATAGAGAGTTAATTTTTATATATCTCCATGTAATTTTTCTGATAATTTTTCACTATCATCATAAGAAAAAAGAACTTTTTCCTCTGATTCTTCATCAATATTATTTGGAATCTTGATACTAGATATTTCCCTAGTCCATTTATAAGCTAACTCCATATCATCTATTTCATTAGTAATTTTATTTTTAAATTCTAATAAAACATGAATTAAGATATTTCTTTCTTTTTTACTTAATTTAATATTCATAATTTCTCCTTTATATTATATTATATTATATTATATTATACTAAAGTCAAGAAAATAATTTTTATGAAAAAAAATCTAAGTTGCATCTCCCCACGATTTTCCTACATCGCAATCAACTTTACTTGGCACAGACAAAGAAATACAGTTTTGCATTATCTCCATAATTTTATTTTTTACTTTTTCAGAACCATCAAAACTTAAAGTGAGTTCATCATGAATTTGTATTAGAGGAGTCAATCCTTCTTTATATAATTCTATCATTGCTTGTTTTGTTTGATCGGCTGCTGATCCTTGAATTAATCTGTTCAATGCTTTGTAAGTCCCCGCTCTTTTTAAATGATGATGTTTTCCATATTTTATTTTAGCTTGATCTAAAGGTAAAGCCTTAAATACACCAAAGGTAGTTGGTTCCCATAAATCAAACCGACATTTTCTGCCTTTTAAAGTTGAGACATAACCTTCACTATTAGCATAAGTAGAAACCCTCATTGCTAAATCCTTAACAAAAGGAACTTTAATATTGTACTCTGATAATATTTCTTTTGCAACAGTAACATCAACTTGTAATTCATTAGAAAGTTTGTTTACACCCATACCATAAAACAAGCCTAAATTAATAGTTTTAGCTTGATCTCTTTCTATATTAGCAATGTCAGCTACAATATTATGGAAATCAGCATTAGGATTTTTTTGATATTCATCTACAATAGTCTTTGCTCCACTACATCCAAGTTTAAAAGCATAGTGTGACGCGATCCGTGGTTCTTGTTGAGAGTAATCAAAACTACCCCAGATCTCTCCTTCTTCAGGTAAAAATAATCCTCGAATTTGTTTTTTAATTTCTTTATTACGAGAAGGTAATTGTTGTAAGTTTGGATTAGAATAACTTAACCTCCCTGACACTGTTCCTGATTGGCCATCTCTCATCTGATGGATACTTGCATGTATCCTGCCTGTTGCTCCATGATGAATAATAGTGTCTAAAAAAGTAGATTGAACTTTATTTATTTCCCTTGCACTTTGTATTTTTTGAGCAATGGGGTGAGGATGCTTTAATAAAAAATCTTTTGTAAAACTAGGTGCCCCTGTTTTCTCTGTTCGTGGGTATTTTATTTTAAGTTTGTCAAAAACTTTTTGAATTGAATTTGCAGCCCAAATATCCACTGCAATACCCGTGTCTGCAAGAATACTACCCAGTATCTTCTTTTCTGTAACTTTAAAACTTTTTTTATAACTTGCTGCTTTTTCAACATCAACACGTACTCCTTTTTTAATCATTTCAAAAATAATAGGAATTAATTCCATTTCTAATTTGTAAACACTTGTTAAACTTTCTTTTTCTATAATAGGCCTCATGTGATGGTATAGTCGTAAAGTTAAATCAGCATCTTGCTCTGCATACGTCCCTACAAAAATAGCAGGTAATTTATACATTTCACTTTTAGGATTAACTCCAAATTCTACAGCAGCTTGCTTTAACAAATTCTCATCTTTGTATTCATTAAGCATATCTTTTCCTACAGCGTTTAATGCATACGAAAATTTATTCTCATTAATGATAGGAGCCATGATCATTGTGTCAACAATTGGTCCTTTAACATCAATTCCTTCAGCATAAAGCCAACCTAAATCATAAAGAGCATTATGAGCTACTTTTATAGCATCATTTTGCATTAATTTTTTAAACCATGCCATAACGCGCTTACGATCCCAATTGAAGCCATTTTCGTGTCTTATGGGGTAATACCCCTTCCAGCCTTCTACAGCGACAGCTACACCTATGATATGACCTTTTTTTATTGTCCACCCTGGACCATTGGTCTTCAATTCAGGATCATATGTCTCTAAATCAAATGCAATGACTTTTGCGTCGGATAAATCAGGTAACTCATGTGGAGGTACCCATTCTGATTGTGTAAATCCAAAATTATGTTGCATCATTTTTTTCCTTTATATATTTTGCTGTTTCTCTTCCTCGTTTTTCACCTTCTGATTCAAACGATTTGTCTTTCGTGGTTCGTGCTTCAATTTCTGCAGCTATGCACGCATAAGCTGCCATATCAATGTAACTATCTTTTTTATGTTGATTCATGAGACGTGCTACTTTTACCAAAGCCATACAGATAGCAACATCATGTGCTGTAATTTTTTTCTTTAAAAATATAGACCAGAAGTCTGCAATGTTTTGATGATTTTTTAATTTGTCTCCGTAGTCTGTTTGTCTATCACCACCAATTAATTTCTTTGCTTCATCTAAAAGTTCTTGCGATATCATATCAAATAACCGTCTGCTGTTGATGCTTCTACAATATATAAATTTTCTTTAGCTCTAGTAAAAGCCACATAAAAAACTCTATGCTCATCATCAGGATTTTTAACATAAGCTCTATAAACTAATCTACCAAGATCCAATAAGACAACAACATTATCACACTCACCACCTTTAGCTTGATGTATAGTCGATACACGGATTCTTGGTTCACCTTTTATATCTTCTCCTATTCGCTCTAATCTTCTTAAATAAGCAATATCAAACTCAGTAATCTTATCCATTACCTCATGCCATTCTCCATCTACAAGAAGACCATGATCTTTTTTCAAATCTTCTAAGTTAAATAAAGATTCTTCATCTTTTCCTTTAAATGTTTTACCTCCTCTTTTAATACCTGTACCTGATTTAATTTTATTATATAAATTTTTTACCTCTAATAAAGATATAGGAGTCCCATTTTTTAAACGTCGCCAAGTATCAATAGCATCTAAGGTTGAAGGAACAACGGGTCGATGTTCTCCTCTTCCATACCATAAACCACTATCTTTTAAAAAAGACTCTATTTTTTCATTTCTAATTTTTTTTGTTCTACCTAATATTAACCAATTACCGCTAGATAAATCCACATGTTTTAAGTCAGCTACTTGATTAATTTTTCCTTCCTCCTCTTTAGGTTTCCAAACTTTTTCTCTTCTGTTTCTAACTTTGGAAATAATACGATTAGCTAATTCATAAACAGTTTTTGGACAACGATAAGACTTATTAAGCACTGTAACATTTCCTTCTAAGTTAATAAAACGATCAACATCAGCACCTGACCAACGAAAAATAGCTTGATCATCATCTCCAGCTATATAAGTTTGTTTACTATTTTTAATTAATTTATCTACCATATTATATTGTATTCGAGGCATATCTTGTGCTTCATCGATAAAAAGAACATCAAACTGTGTACTAAACGTGTCAGTAGTGTAATTGACAATCATATCCGTAAAATCAAATAAATTATTTTCTTTCTTATAATCAATAATGCATCGATTAAGATAATCTAATTTAGGCCAATTAATTGTATGATCCCCACTATTCCATGCATCTTCCAAAGAAATATCTTGTAATCTAGACATATTAATTAAATTAACAAATTTATGATTAGAATTAGAATAAATTGAATCGTCATTTGTATCAAAAACTAAATCAAAACCTATAAGACTTGATAATTCTTTCCAATGTTTAGATTTCATTAAATTATTTCTATCAACAGGGAGGCCTCTATAGGCAAAACTATGTAGGGTTCTAAAGTGAACTAAATCATCTTTACTTGCTTGAAATTTATCACGAGCTCTATCTCTAGCTTCATAAGCAGCTTTCTTAGAAAATGAAAAAAATCCAATTTTATCCCAAGAAACACCTTGTTCTTTTTTCTGCCTACAAATATCTAAAAGCTTAGTGGTTTTCCCTGTGCCTGGTGGTCCTAAAATTATATTAATCATAAAGGTATATCCACTTCATCTATATTTTCTCCCCCTAATACTTGATCTTCTTTAGTAACCTTATTATTTTTAATATTAATTGGAACAGGAATCTCTACTAGAGATCTCTCGAAAGCAGGGATAACCCAAGCTCGTGTTTGTATTTTTCTAACTGCTACAGTTATATTTTCCCCTCCTATATCTTTTAATCGTTGGACAATCCACACACGTTGGACTTTAAAATTCTTGCTATTCTCTAACCATTTAGATAAATCAACTAAACGAAAATATGTTGGAATAGCTTTAAAAGTAGTTTCATTCTTTTTAAATTGTTTAATATTCTCATCATCAGTAAAAGATTTTTGCATTTCTAATTCATCTATAGAAAAAGAATCTCCTCTTGATAAACAAAATTCTTTTAAATAATCTAAAAATTCTCCTACCTTAGACACATCAGAAGGAACCTCATCTATCTTAATTTCTTCAAATAGCATAGCAACTATCTCTTCCCAATCATCGGCTTTAACTTTAGGAACATAAATTTTTAATTGTTCTCCTACCATTTTTCTAAACAATGCATGAGCATATAAAACACCTAAATCATTAAACTCTACTCTTTTATCTCCTACATTTAAAAACCAAATAGGAGGTATACTATCTAAAACTGATAACTCGCTATAGGTTGGGTGATCAGCCGTTGAATGACCAATTCCATGTTTTCTTAATTTACATAAAGCTTTTTGACAGACAGAAGAAATAGGAGGTTCTTTACAACGATAAAAATATTTAAAGTCACCATCTGGTTTTTTCTTCCCAATTTGTTTTTGTAATGTAGTTACTTCAGTAGCATTTAAAGGAGGATCCATATAATTCCTGTTATAGGCCTCAAGTAAATCTTCCCAATCATCAGGATTAGCCTTACGATAAAAAACTCCAATATTAAGTAATCCATTATTTCTTGTTCCTTCGGGGAAACCTTGTGTAGTTAATACTTGTAGACATGGGGGACCATCCTTTATGACATCTTGTTCTACCTTGATTGCGATTTTGCTAATATCATCACAAACATATTTGTCGTATAAGTCAAAGAACTCGTCAAGAGAAGCACCCTCACCATTGTCAAGAAACGCGTACCGTGTCTCACCATGATAAGGAAGGTTCAGCCATGAACCTGAGTCTTTTTCATTGGCTAGTTCTGTTTGTTTAGGGAAAACTTCTGTATTTGCATATCCGATGTAAGAAGCAATCTCTTTAAGTTTTTGTTGGAAGATAGCTGCTGATTGTGGATTTTTGGAAAAAAGAAAAATATGTGCACCAAAAGATTTGGATGAACACATTATTAATGGTAATTTATATTTTCGTATTTTGGATAATATTTTTTTGTGATCTAGGGGGTATTCGTCAATATCAATACATCCCCAAGTACAAGTGGCATCGTCACGAATGGGAACTATGCCAAGAGCAGGCATCTTTCCATCAAGATGATCTAAATACATTTGCAATGTAGGTGGTTCGTGTTTCGTGAACATTTTACCATCTCGTTTTCCATTCAGCTTAGTTTCTGAATAACGATACTCTCCATGAACCCGGTCAAGACCTGTAAATATATGTTTAAATTTTTCTGCTTTCATAAATATAAATAATAACTAGGGGCGAAGTGAAACAACATTTCTAACAGGTTGTTAGATTAATTTCGCCCCTATTCTAGAAAATTAGAAATAGTAAGTAACTAAGATCCTAAAACGTTAGTATCCACATTTGGAGTAACATCTTTGATATCTTCATTCGCATCATTTAAAGCCTCTGGTGTTGGATCAATTGATCCAGAAGTCACAAGTTCATGAAAGTTTTTGGCTTCCTCAACTAAAAAAGATGGGTTCTTTAAATCATTAACAGATTTTTCTAAAACAATTTTCCATCCCCACCAATCATTCTTTTTATTTTGCTCTTGTATTCCTTCCATTCGGTATACATTTGCAAACATAGGAAGAGTAAATAATGACCCATTTGATTGTTGAATTTTCTGATTCATCATCATTGTATTCCAATAACGTGATTTTTTATATTGAGTCTTTTGCATAATGATCTGACATCTTTCAAAAGTTCCATCTTTATTTAATCGTAAAACAAAGTACTCCGCTGTTCTTACAATATAAGTAGGACTCATTGCACCATCAATCATATAATGATCTTCACCATCGGCACCTCTAGTCAAAGGAGGAATGTCTTTTGGTTCATAAATTTTTACTGGAGCTCCTGTTCCTTCACCTAAAGGGGACCATTCAACACCTCTAACACGAAATGCACATGGTATAACACTTACACCTTTGTAAAAATCTTTAGTAACAGAATTAAAAATATCACCTTGGTCAAGTCCTTCTACAAACTTTGCATTTGATTTTTTAACTTCTGGAGTCTGGGAACTAGCAATCTTTAAAAATGGTATTGCCATTTCTTGTGCATCAACATTCTCAAAACCTGCATTAGCAAACTTTGAAAAATCAATAACATTGGTCGATATTTCGCTTTTATTTTTTTTTGTTACATCGTTCATGGTTATTTTCCTTTTTTTATTTTTACTTTGTTACCTAAAAAAACACTAAAAGTTTCTATAGGAAGCTCTTTGCCCGCGTTTATTTGTTCACCAATAAAGGCATTCAAGGTCATCGGCTCGACCTTGCGTTTCTGGTCAGGAGCAAGACCATTTTGCTCTAAGTCATTAATTAACTTAGATGCTTGCTCATTATCTCCTTTTCCAAACCTGATAGACACAATGTTTTTAATTAACTCGCCATGATTATTATCTTCGAGCCATTTAAAAGCTTCCGCTTCTTTATCACGTGTAATACTGCCTTTAAAAAAAGGTTTAAAACTAACAGCATCACCATTGGTCAATTTAATTTCTTTAACTCCACGAGATTCCATTAACTGAACAATTGAATCATTCATTTGTTGGAGCTCTTGTTTTTTAATTTTTGCTTGATGTTCTAAAGCCAGGATCTCGCTTTCAATTTCTAAAAATTTATTAGACGCCTCTGAAACATCCTTCACTTCAGATATATCTACAGTGTTATTCTCTTCTTTTGGTAAGTAGTTTGTAAAATCAACTTTCTCTGTCATAATTATTCCTTTCATTAATGTCTATCTGTATGGGGTAGTATGTATAAGTACGTCGATCATATTTTAAAACTTTATATTTTCCTCGATTAATATCTGCTGCTATTGAACAAGCTAATCCAATCATTGATGGATCACCTATTAATAACAAATAATCGTTGTCATTAAAGTCTTTTAATATGGTTTTTGCCTTACGCACCGCAGGAGCTGGGGACAACATTATCTGTTTTCCTTCTTCAAAGAGTGGCACTAGTTTCCCATAACCTTGGGCACTAATAACATTAAACTTTGACACCTCTTGGATGACATACACATTACCTTTGTTTTCTAAGTCTTTCATCTTTCTAAATTACCTATATTATTTTAATTTACATTGTACAAGAAAAAAGTTAATGGTTAAGTAATTTTTTTAATCGCAGAAAGTATGGAAAAATATAATTATAATTTTAAAACCAAGCCCTATGGTCATCAATTGGCCGGTATGGGAGCTATGATAAACCATTTTTCTAAGGGAGAAAAAGAATTTGCTCTTCTTATGGAAATGGGCTGTGGAAAAACAAAAGTTTTAATTGATGGATCTGCTTTTCTTTATGATAATGGTTTTATTGTTGGCCTCCTTGTTATCTGTCCTAATGGTGTTAAAGGAACCTGGGTAAAAGAAATAGAAACACATATGCCTGAACATGTTGATTGTAATATTGTTGTGTGGACAGGGCAAAAAACTAAAAAACATGGAGAAGAATTACAAACTTTATTTAACACAGAAACAGTTCATCTTAATATTTTAATAATGAATGTGGATACGTTTGCTACGGATCGTGGTAAAAAATTTGCTGATAAATTTTTAATGACAAGACAAGCAATGATGGTTGTTGATGAAAGCACTGTCATTAAAAACTCAACGGCACTTCGTACTAAAGCTATTACAAAGCTTGGTAATTTAGCACGCTACCGGGTTATTATGACAGGTTCTCCTATAACAAATTCTCCTGAAGATCTTTATGCTCAATGTAATTTTTTAAATCATGAGCTGCTAGGGTTTAGTTCTATCTACACTTTTCGTGCTCGGTATTGTCAGTTACAACGATTATCTTTTGGTGGAAGATCCTTTAATAAAGTAACAGGGTATAAAAACTTAGAAGAGCTAAATACCAAATTACAAAAATTTTCTTATCGTGTCTTAAAAAAAGATGCATTAGATCTACCTGATCAAGTATGGATGAAAAGAATTGTATCCATGACTAACGAACAACTTGATGCTTATATGCAAATGAAGAAACATGCATTAGTGCAGCTCAAGGAAGAAACATTGACAACAACGTCAGTGCTCGCCCAGTTAATTAGACTCCATCAAATTGTTTGTGGTCATATGGCAACGGATGACGGTAAAGTTTTATCGTTGCCAAATAACCGTGTCAAAGAATTATTAGCCATTCTAGAGGAAGGCTATGGAAAAGCGATTATCTGGGCGAATTATAGACATGATATTCAAAATATTGAAAAGACATTAATAAAGAAATATGGAGCGCGATCCGTGGTCACTTATTATGGTAGTACTCCTCAAAGGGACAGACAAGAAAACATTAGAAGATTTCAAGAAGATGATGAAACACAATTCTTTATTGGTCAGCCAATGACAGGTGGGAGAGGGATAACATTAACAGCAGCTAACTTAACTGTTTTTTATTCTAACAGTTATGATCTTGAGATTAGAGAGCAAGCAGAAGCACGCAATCATCGTATTGGTACAGCAAATAAAGTCACTTACATTGATCTTGTTTCGCAAGGTACTGTGGATGAAAAAATTATTTATTCATTGAGGAATAAAATAAACTTAGCAACATCTGTGTTAGCTGAGGATATCCGTAAATGGCTAATATGATTTGTCCTCGTTGTAAAGGTAATGGATATTTAAAACTATGCTTTGAAGCAGAGAATACTATAGAACAATGTTGGGTGTGTAATTCTACAGGGGAGGCCGATGAGACTAAACATTTTAGTCAAACATGGCAAGATGGAGATGATAACGAAAGTTTTCGCACACTTTATTATGGTCCCTTACTTGATCCAGATGGGTTTAAAGACTATAGAATAGAAAAAGAATGATTAAAGTATTTTTATTAATGTTAATGATGCATGCTCCAGGTATGCCTACTGTAAAGTATCAAGCCTATGTTTTACCTACTTTAGAAGCGTGTGAGAGTGCCAGAACGGTAAGAGAAAACCTTGCACATTACATGGCAAAACAACGAGGTATTGATGTAATATGGATAAAAAGTGCTTGCATAGAGATGGATGTGTTCACTCAAGAAATTTAATATTGTTTATTACTTAAAATATAGGTATAATTCGCTAAAATATTAAAGAAGGCGAGGTTATGTTATTACCTAATAGTCCTGTAAGAAAAATATATGAATGTCACAATTGTGGTGACGTGTCTGTTCATTTTTATGATCCTAAACACAATAAAGTTTTTTCTAAAGAAGAGTGGAGTAATGTTTTAGTAGAGGGAAAAGAGGCTTTACGAAAAATTATAAAGCCTCTCACAGAAGATCCTAAGTTTTTTACTAATTAAGTTTTACTTCTTTCATCAATCATTTTCCCCATTACATACACCATAAATCCAATACCAATTAGGGTTAACAATATTAGCCCTAATAAAATGTTTGTTATCATCATGCTCATTGCAGGTTTCCTCTTGATCCTATGTCATTTTCTCGGTGATAATTGTCAACAACAGTGGAAATCTCACTTAAAAAGTTTTTGCAATGCCGCATATCATTTTCTAAGTTTACTATCGCTTTAAACATACGTTTTGCATTGGGGTTTTTATTACCCATAACTTCATCTCGTATGTAATTATTATTGATTTTATCATACAACTCTTTACTTCGTTTTGAAAATTCTTTTAAAAGTTCTCTTTCTGTCATATCTAAATCAAGTTTAATAATATGTTCTGTCATACAGTTGCCTCCTCGACAATTTTTTCTAACTGCATAGGTTTAGAAAGCTTTGATTTTTTACAAAGTTTCTCAAGCAGCTTTCGTGTTTTCGCTGTAATCATTTGATTATAATGTGTTTGTGTTGGTTTTTTCATTTTTTTCCTTTGGTTTTAATTTTTTTATTTCATCTCGCAATTCAAAAATTCTTTTTAATGAATTATCATGCATTTGGTTTAATTCAGTATTAGTGTTTTTTAATTTATTATTGTCCCACATTATATTATTGTATTCCTCTAATAAATTTTTATGTAATATTCTATAATCTTTAGGCATTAATTGGAACAAGTTGAACGACCACATGATGAACGACCATTTTTTTTTACTCCAATATTTCTATCATAATGTTTCCAACCTATAATGCCTTCCTCTGCATCTTCGTGATGGACCTGTAAAAGCAAACCAAACCTAGTCTGCTTACAAAACAACCATAAAAATAAATCTGCTAAATAATTAAAAATAAATCGATTTCTCATACTATGCTCCTACTCTAAATAAAGCATCTGGTTCATTCCATCTGCTGTAAAAATCAACACGTCTATTCTTTAATTGGTTATAATTCATGACATCTTGAATACGTTTAAGATAATCCCCAACAGAACTACAGTCATATAGTTTATCCCTAACTTTTTCTAAATTAGAAATAAATCTTTTATGATTATAAGAGGGATCATTCATTACGCGGATCATTGCTTGAATAAAACTACGACGTTTAAAATTAGAATAATAAGGCTCTACATCATAAATTTGTTGTGCAAATTTTTTTCCTTTTTCTAAAGTTTCAATACGCATTTCTCCTTGAGTAAACCGGTCACGAAGTACTACTCTTCCTGCTAATCCTTTTGTTCGGCAAAATAAAAATAATACACTCCACATATCAAAGTCATATTTTTCTTTTAAATGATTATAAATCCCATACTCTGGATAACTTTCATCTTTTGCATTTTGTGTCACATACAAATGTAACCAGTCTTCCATCTTCCATTGTCTTCTGGCTGCATTAAGTCCAATTAAAGAATTGATCATAGCTTTTTTTGATTTAGCATTTGGATCAACAACAAAATAAAAGTCAAGATCTAATTCATTGGCAATTTTTAAACGTGTTTGACCATCAATAAGTTCTCCTTTCATATTTACTGTTCCAGGAGACATCAACCAACCATGTTTTTCAATTGATTTTTTTAAAGATTCTAAACCTTTTATATCTCTGTTTTCTTCTATAATTGTAAATTGATTATAGTCTTTAGTGGAATATACATGTCCAACTGTTTTTGATTTTTTTATATTAAAAGTCATCCTATGCCTCCTTGTGATAGTTTTTAATGAACTCATCAACTTTCCATTGATCGTAATCAAATTCTTTATCGTCTACATGATCTTTTAAAGCTGATATAAGTAACGAGCCACGCGAACCGTGTTTCGTTG